CCGTTGACCAGAGGCCAGCGTGGTTAATGCAAACATTTGGTAGCAAGCCAAATGTTTCATGCACTGACTTCACAGCGTTTGAATCTACATTTGTTGATCAATTAATGATGTCGGTAGAATTTCAGTTTTATCGATATTTATTGCACTATAATCCTATGAAGAAAGAGTTAATGGACCTGATAACAGAAGGCCTAACTAAGGAAAACATCATCATGTTTAGAGAATGGATTTTTTCAATCAATGCTAAAAGAATGAGTGGAGAAATGAACACCTCTTTGGGTAATGGATTTTTCAATTTAATTGTAACATTCTTCCTACTAGAAGAACAGGGTAACAAAAATTATGATGGAAGATTTGAAGGGGATGATGGTATATTTTGGTATGATGAAACCGCCCCCACAACACAGGACTATGCAGACATAGGAGCTAGAATAAAAATAGAAACACCAAGTGGTTTAAATACGGCAAGCTTTTGCGGGATGATATTCGACATCGATGTACTAGACAACATAACAGATCCAATTAAGGCAGTTATGACGTTTGGTTACACAGACAGAAAATATCTGAAGGCAGGAGCTAAATTAAGACTAAAATTATTAGCTGCTAAATCACTTAGTATGTTATACACATACCCAGGTTGCCCTATGCTCAGAGAATTAGCAATGTATGGAATACGCATTTGCAACATACCGATTAAGAACATCAGTATGATTGGATTAGATAAGTGGAAAGTTGAAAATATATTAATACAAGATCCAGACGCATGTCTAACTAAGACGGTAGACGTCCGGAGTCGAATATTAATGGAAGAAAAATTTGGAATTAGTATAAGTGACCAATTAGGTTTTGAAGATTATATCAAAAATAAAAATGACTTCGGACCAATTGAATACAATCTGAACAAATACATAAATAAAGATTGTATTGACTGCTGGCAACGTTTTATACAGGAAAATAATCCTAAACACAGCGTCAGAGAACTAACTAGGGTTTATCCTAGAAACTATTAGTCCGTTAATAAACGGCAACTCAATAAGTATGTCACGAGCCAATGCCACAAATCCAACATACAGCATCGTTCAGAATCCGCCTCAACGAATGCAAAATAAGAAAAGAAAGAGAAACAGGAAGAAGAGGAATCGTAAGGCCCGCACGGCCCTTGCGTATCAAATGTTTGAAGCCGACCTTAATGCAGCGACGCATCTTACTCCAAAATACACCATCCGTGGCAACACGAACAATGGTTCAAGTAAAAGAATCATTACTAGGACTCCGGGATCTAGAACATATCTCGGGGCATCCGTACGACCATGCACTCAAATGTATCTTGCTTCGCTCGTGGACCCCACGGGAGACGAAAGCATGGGAGCATGCATTCCAGTTGGTATGCCAGTACCAAGTCAGAAAACTCGAGCAGTGCAAAGAGGCACTTTTAATCTGGGAACAACAGGCTACGGTTTTATCATCGCGGCACCAGTCATTAGTAACGACAATTCAGGAATGCTTTTCTCAACGACAGCAAGCGTTGGAGGAAGCGGGACAGTATTGAGCTCCTTCAGCAACGTCGGAACTAATAACCAAACAACACAACCATATTCACATACGCAACTAGCAGGAACAGGAGTCCAGGGTAGACTTGTATCAATGACTGTTAGAATTAAATATGCAGGAACAGAAGCCAACAGGAATGGTCTGATTTTTGCGGTGGAGGATCCTGATCATCAAGATCTTAACACCATCACCCACGCGACTTTTGGCGTTTAC